ACTTGAATGAGTTGCTGCGCGTTCGACGTAGGCATGAAGAACGAGATGGGAACCTGCGAGTTGTTGCCTACGGGATCGTTTCGGACGTGCCATCGTTTCCACGGCCACATATCCTCGCCGTTTTCCTCGGGCGATAGCCGCTCGTCATTAATGACCACCTGCGGACCCGAGGCTATAGCTAAGTTATTGATAATACTGCGTAATGTGGCGTTGGCGCTCTCCTGCAAGTCCTCGATCAGATCGGTCAGGCCGTTGCCGACCGGGGTGCCGGGAACCTTCTCAAAGGAGGTAATATAATAGGGATGACGTTGACGGGGGCTTGGAGACAGTTGAGCCTTAATGACGTGGGAACCGATGACCCATGCCTGAACGTGATAATCTCGCAGATCATCTGGAACGGCCATGCCGTAGTCCTGCAACACGCGGCCCTGAACATTGCCATTGAACTCCATCATGTTAATCAAACCGGAGCGGTTGAACGCCGGGTTCTCTCGGCTCTCCAACACCGCTCGCTCGGCGTCCGTGGTATCCCAGTTATCGTACAACCCTCCGCGACCGTACTCGTCCAGCACGGCGCGAACCTCGTCTTGGTTGTAGCCGGGCAAGTCGAGCAAGTCGTTCACTTCTGCGCGAGTGATACGCAGCTTCTCGATCACATTTGCGTTTTCAATATCAGCGACGCCCGGGGTCCACCACAAGTCAAACGGCGATACGCGGTTCCACGTCAGCTTCGGCTTCTGTTGAATAGACGGCTGCCCGCCATTCGGTGGCCACACAACCTCCGGCATCACCTTGACGACCGGGCCTTTGATGCAGGCAAAGGGGAAGATAGGAAGATCAACTAGGAACTCGGCCAGCGCGTGATAGTAGCCACCGTCGCGCAGCATACCTTCGATGGCCTCGTCGCTGTCCCGCGCCTGCTGTACGGCCTTCTTCTTGGCAGCCTGCCGGGCGCTTTCCAGCAACCCTGTTCTCCGTTTGTCCTCGTCTTGCGGGTTAGGGGGCTGGCCCTTATGTTGCTGGACTAGCTGGCTCTCGGCCTTGAGTAGCTGGTCAATGGACTGTAGAATTTCTGGTGGCACATCGGGGTTGGCCGGGGGCTTAATACACCACGGTTGGTCTTGACCCAGATAAATATCTCGCAGGAGGGAACTGGCGGCACGGCACTTCTGGGCAGAAATCTTGGCGAACACCTCAGAGCCGCCCCACTTCCTGATCTGCTGTATCTTGGAGGCGTCATACTGCCCGTTGAACGTCCGAAGGGCGCGGAGCATCCGTTCAGACCACCCCGCAGACGTGTTGCGATGGTTACGGAATATCTCGAATTGCCCTTTTATGTAGCCCGCTAAAGGGGTTACATCGGGCTGTTGGGGCTGATTTGCTTGAGCGGCTGCCTGTTGCCGTTGCTGGATTTGCTGCTCTAGCTGTGCAGGGGGAATAACCTGCATGACCCCCTGTTGACCTAAATCTGCCATGTCTAGCCTTCGGCGGGTGGAAACTGTCCTCTGAACTTAACCCGAACCAACTAACAAACTCTTAAGCCCCCTTGTGCTTGTTTTACGGATTATTATGTGTTATAGGACAAGATACATGGACCAAACGAGGATCGCTCAGTGACAGATGACCAAACGCTCCCCGTTCGGGCAGAGCCGCTAAACAGCTACCGCCTAGCCTCGCTAGCGCAGCAAGTCGCAGTAAACTTACGGCCTCTGCCTGCTATCCTTAGTGATTACGGTATCACTGAGGACGATTACCAACAAATACTAACGTGGCCTTTTTACAAGACCGCGCTGGAAGCGGCTATCCTCGATTGGAACAGCCCCATGTCCGCCGAGAAGCGGATGCGGTTGGAAGCGGCCATGATAGTCGAGAACACGATGCCGCACGTCGCGGCCCGCATGACCGATACAAATGAAACATTGACAGCGGTTGTGGAAGCGGGTAAGTGGTTTGTCAAAATCGCTGGCATCGGAGAACCCGGTAAGAACCCCAACGCGGGCGAGAAGTTCTCCATCACAATCAATCTGGGTGAAGATAAGAAGCTGACTTTCGAGAAAGACGTTACACCGAAGGAACCAAACCCCGCCCTCGAACATCAATTCATGAAGGACTTAAAAAATGACAGCCCCTAAAGTTGCCTTCTTCGACGTTGAAAACGCCCCGTCTCTCGGATGGTTCTGGGGGCATCTGTGGGAGACGAGCATAATCGGCGTTGACGTACCGTGGTACATGCTTTCGTTCTCGTACAAGTGGATGGGAGAAAGCAAGGTCCACTGTCATGCTCTGCCGGATTATAAGCTGTACAAGAGAGACAAAGAAGATGACAAGCGCCTCATTAAAGACCTGCATAAACTGTTTGATGAAGCCGATATTCTTATCGCGCATAACGGTGATCGGTTCGACATACGCAAGGCCAATGCGCGTTTTATCATGCAAGGGCTACGGCCACCGTCTCCATATAAAAGTATCGACACCCTCAAAGTTGCCCGCCAAAAATTTCACTTTCAGTCTAACAAACTCGATGATCTAGGCCAGTATCTAGGCGTCGGCAGGAAGATGCCGCACACAGGGTTCGACCTGTGGAAACGCTGCATGACAGGAGAGAAAGCGGCGTGGAATACAATGCGCGAGTACAACATGAAGGACGTTCTTCTGTTGGAGCGCGTGTATGAGAAGCTGAAACCTTATATGACCAATCACCCTGACCTGCGGATATACGAGGATCGACCGGGCTGCCCGACCTGCAAGAGTATCCATGTGGAGAAGGGCGGCTTCAAGGTCAGCCGGTCCCGCAAGTACCAACGCTACCATTGCTTGGATTGCGGGTCGTGGTATCAGGGCGCTCTAATCAAACCGGAGAAATAACTTGAGCGTTGAATTTAGTGCGGCGGAAACCCCGGTCATCCGGGCCTTCATGCGGTCAGATGCCTTCGGGCGCTTGATTGCCGGACCTATCGGGTCCGGTAAAACTACTGCTTGCATCATCGAGTTGTTCCGCCGTGCGATGGAACAGGCACCGGCACCGGATGGTTTCCGCTACACCCGCTTCGCTGTCGTCCGCGAAACCCTCAAGCAGTTGAAAGACACCGTCCTGAAAGACTGTCGTGACTGGCTAGGAGGGCTGGGTGAGTGGCGCGTGAGCGAGAACACCTTTCATCTGAACTTTGGAGACGTGCGTTCTGAGTGGGTGTTCATCCCCCTAGAGGATGCGACAGACCAAGGCCGCTTGCTGTCGATGCAGTTGACCGGTGTTTGGGCGTCGGAGTGTATCGAGATGAACTTCGACATTCTCGCACCCGTGACTGGTCGTATTGGCCGTTACCCACGCGCCCAGTGGGGTACGCCAACGTGGTGTGGGTTCATAGCCGACACCAACTTCCCGACCGAAATGACACCTTGGCATGAGTTCATGGAGAACCCGCCATCGGATTGGCAGATTTTCAAGCAGCCGAGCGGCATGTCGGACGAAGCAGAGAACCTGAACTGGCTGTTGCAGAACGCGACGACGATCAAGCTGCCCATAAACCACCCCGACCGGTTAGCCCAAGGACGCCGTTATTATGAGCGTTCGGTCGAACAGTATGGCGAAAACAGCGATTGGGTGAAGCGATACATCTACGCGCAGTACGGCGACGACCCTACCGGCGCGGCTGTGTTCAAGGAGACTTGGAAAACGGACTTCCATTCAGTGCCCGATCTGAATGTGATCCCCGGCTATCCCCTCATTATCGGGCAGGACTTCGGGCGCAATCCGTGGTCCCTGATATGCCAAGTTGACCATATGGGAAGGCTCTTAGTCCATGAGGAAGTACCCGGAACCAACATTGGTTTGGAAAAACACATCCTTCAAAACCTCCGACCGCGTCTATTCGGTAATAAGTATATTGGATACCGCATCGCAATCGTGGGAGACCCTTCTGGTAGCGCGAAAGGGGTCGTCGCTGAGGAAAGTTGTTTTGAGGCGCTCAAGCGCATGGGACTACCAGCGTTCCCCGCTGTCACGAATGACATTGAGCCACGCCTACGATCTGTGGAGGCCCTGCTGGGTCGGCAAGTTAATGGCGGTCCTGCACTCGTCATCAACCGGACCAAGTGCCCGTTCCTAGTCCGGGCAATGAGCGGAGGCTACCGTTTCACAAAAACGAAACAGGGAGGTCTACGCGTCGTTCCCGAGAAGTTCGACAAGGAGGGATTTTCGCACGTTGCAGACTGTCTGCAATACGTTTGTCTGATCGCGCACGGGAACTTAGCAACTGAAATAGCACGACGCTTACGACCAAGATCAACAGCGAAACGTGAGCGGATAACCGCAGCAGCGTGGACATGACTACTTCCCCTTAGTGGCGCGTTGTTTAGCTATCAGCATCCGCTTGAAGTCCAGCCGGTTCCCTTTCCGACCGTTCAGCATACGAGCCTGACGACGACGCCTTTTAGCAGTAGAGCATGTACACATGGTTAACGATGCCAGTTAATGTGCTTGGCAAGAATGTAGCCAATCAGTAACGCGATAAAAATAGCGATATGCAGGCCGATCAGATCACCAACGTCATATGTGACGCGAGCATTATCGCCCAACAAGAAGTGCCACATTACTCGTCCTTCTCGGTTTGTTTCAGTAGCTCCTCGACAATCATCAGCTTGGCTCTTAACCTAGCGGCTTTTCGCAGACGATGGGCCTTGATACTATCTTGGATGGTTTTACTTTCGTACAACTGGACGGCATACCAACAGGCGGCTAAGAAGGCGGCGAAGTACGGGAACCAGCCGAACGCGCTCCCCACAATGGCTATCGAGGACAGGGTGTGGCCCATCCACGATGCCCAACTCACTTCTTCCAT